AAATCATATTGTCAACAAATTAAGCACTCGGGCTGACTGAAGGACTGATTGAAGGTGATATAGATGGACTAAGAGAGCCAGAGGGTGAAACCGACGGGCTGAGAGATGGACTGAGGCTTGGTGATAGAGATGGACTCAAGGATACGGAAGGACTTAAACTTTGAGAAGGACTTTCTGTTGGGCTGGCCGACGGGCTGAGAGATGGACTGAGGCTTGGGCTCAAGCTTGGGCTAAAAGAAGGTGACAATGATGGGCTCAAGCTTGGTGACAGTGATGGGCTCAAACTTGGTGACAATGATGGGCTCAAGGAAGGAGAGAAGCTCGCGCTTGGACTGACAGAAGGGCTCAAACTTGGTGACAATGATGGGCTCAAGCTCACCGATGGACTGACAGAAGGAGAAAGAGAAACACTTGGTGATACCGATGGACTGACAGAAGGGCTCAAGCTTGGTGACAAGGATGGACTCAAGCTCACGCTCGGGCTTACAGATCCAGATGGGCTTACGCTTGGACTGACAGAAGGAGAAAGGCTTACGCTTGGACTGACAGAAGGAGATGCAGAAGGCGAAAGACTTACAGATGGACTTACACTTTCACTTGGTGAAATACTTGGACTCAAAGAAGGACTCAAACTCCCGCTTGGACTGACAGAAGGGCTCAAGCTTGGTGACAAGGATGGACTCAAGCTTGGTGACAAGGAAGGGCTAAGTGACGGACTCAAACTCCCAGAGGGTGAAACCGAAGGTGAAGCACTCGGACTCTCTGATGGGCTCAAAGAAGGAGACAAACTCGGACTCTCTGATGGGCTCAAAGAAGGAGAAAGTGATGCTACCGGAGCTGTTCCGGTATAGTTTATTTCCGCAAAATAACACTCAGCCTCTGTTCCTATATTTAAATATGTTTTCTTGTCATCCAAATTAGCGTAAAAACAGCCAATTTTAAATCCAGCTTCTCCGTTTGGCACACTTACGCCCTCACACCATCTGACTAAACTGTCTAATGGATCCGTTTCAATGATTCGATTAGTAACATAATTCTCTCTTGCAACAAGATAATTTTGTTCATCTAATGTAATGGTTCCCAAACCATAAGCTCCGGATGGACTATATAAACTTAACCAATTGGTACGCGTATTGCCATCAATAGGACCAGTAAGCTCCATGTATAAAATGAAGGCTGGGTCATCAGCCATCTTGACGAAGATCCTAGTTATCTCAACTTGCTCTTCTATCGGTAGATTCTCAAACTGTTCGTCTACAAAATTAGCCATGTATCTTTAATATTTCCAGGTTTTACCCTTTTCTCACCCCGAAGTTAATCAGGGTGAGTAACGGTAGTGAAGCTTATAGCTTCACAAACGCATGTGCCAAAGCTTTTCTCCTCTCGTCCACGACTTTTGCGCCATAAACTGTTAAGCCTTTGTATGCTTTACCGAAGTCCCCTATCAAATCCTCCACGCCTGATTCAGTCATACCCATAGCGTAAGTAATAGCAGACTTGTGTCCTGCAAGGACATGCCACCCGTTGGTGGAGTCCCCTGCAATTTCCTGATTCTCAAAAACCTCAAAGCCAGCCAGCATCCCGATAAGTCCTCGTCTTACCACTTCATTGTAAGCGGTCTCAACTGCAGGAATGTATTCAGGAGCTTGCCTTATAAGATTTGAAAGACCAGCAGGTACCACTAACCATCTATCACCCTTTGGAACTTTTGCCTCATTGAGGAAAGTTGCCAAACGATTGATATCAGCGTTAATCAGAGCTTTAGTAGTCTGTACAGCCGTATTAGCCTGTATTTCGTACGTTGCGCCAGCTCCAATAGTACCACCCGTGTAGGAAGCAGTCTCATCGTCAGAATCGTTAACAATAGTTATTGACGTTGTAGATGAGAAAGCTGAAATCCTATACCAAGATGTGTGGCCGAGAGCCTTAAAAGGCTTGCCAACCATACCAGAAGTAAATGTAGTTGCAGAACCTGTAACTACTCCAGTTGTGACTGCCACAGCAACTGTTCCCGCTGTATAAGATGTACCGTACCACTGACCTGCTGCCGTATCTCCCCAAAGTCCCAATACATAGGAGTCTATGGTCTCAGCAAGTAACTTCCTACATTGCTCAATCACAGGGCTGGATGCGTCCTTGATATAACTCTTGAACTGATCCAAACTCCTGATTTTGAAGTAGAAAGCTTTTTGCTGGTCGGTGTTTAATTGGGCGTTAGACTCTGTGACATCGTCCGCAGTCATTGCGGCTGATGCGTAAGTCTTAAGTGTTAATGCTCCAAAAGTTAAGATATTAAGTCGGGAGGCTCTATCTCGTACTTCACCTTCATAGTCTTGATTGGTAATTCTCTCAGCAACTGAAGTTTCGTAATATAGTCGAATTACGGAACTCGCAAATGCCTCATTCAATTTCGTTGCGTATGCACTCATATGTTTATCACCACCTTTATTCCCTAATACATATGTGAAGTTTTAACCAGACCGTTGTGGTGTTAGGAGAAACTTATATGTAATACTACAATAAACCAAGTAAACATCGTTTGTCAAATGCCATCACAGTTCTACTTTTATCTTACCTGAATTAAGAAGTCTCTTGTACTCTTTCTGATTATTTTTTCGTAAATATGCTATTTGCTCTGGAGTAATCTCAGGAGTCTTTGGAGCTTCTCCTCCACCACCAATTTCAAATAGGGTACTAGATGGGCGCGTAGGAGTCTCTACTTTGACATCATACAAAAATGCTTTCACCAAAACATCAAAATCAACGCCTACTCTGCTTGGAGCTAAACAAAACTGCCCAAACTCTGTCTCCTTGCCTTGCAATTTTGGAATTGCACTAATAGTCTTGGGGTCAGCCACAAAGTCATTGACCTTGTCAATCCATGTATCTATCTTCTTTCTTTTTTGGGCTACCTCGTCAATTCTTTCAAACCGGCGTTTATTAAGTAAATTGTCCTTTGCAATCCGTTTTTGAAAGTTGTCCATTAATTCCCAATCATCTCCAAATTCCTTTCGCAGCTCCTCCTCAGTTGGTTCAGATAAGCTAGCTGCATCGTCAATGGCACTCATGACGTCTTTATCTCGGGCTGCCAGTATTTGTGCTTCCTTGGTAGAGCCGGCATATCTTGCCTTCCAGTCAACTTCATCTTCCTCTTCTTTGACAACCTTTACTGGCTCGGGGGGAGCTTCTGGTTCCTTGACAGGCTCTGGTGGAGTTTCAGGCTCTACATCAGGGACTACAACTTCTTCTGGTTCAGGTTCCGGAGTCTTAGGGGTTTCTTCTTTATCAACGTCAGCAATCTTTGCTTGAAGTTCTTCTTTTGACGTTTGGTTAGTAATAGCTTTTTTTAGCTTTGCCATATATCAGTCCCTCTTGGGAGTTAGATATTATTTTGTCAGTTTGTCTTTCAATACAGATTCAAACCTAGAGAGTTGTTCACCATTTAAATAAGAAATTCTTGCTTTTAAAAAACCGGTCTCTGTTTTGGTCAATTCCTGTATTTGTTTGTCACAAATTCGTTTAATTTCCTCAAATACCACAGGATCAACTTCCATAGAGTTATATTATCTCCTTAGATATACCTTGTCAAATTCGCCTCATCTTACTTGCATAAATAGCTTGAATCATGTCTTGCGCCTTAGACTTTGACTCTGACGAGCCCACAACCTCTCCTGTAGAGATCTTGACTACCTTCCATGGGCGCTTACCGGTACGCTTAGTAACTTTATATGGCATATTATTTTTTAATACTTTTCAGATATTGATCAAGCGCTTCGTTTATCTTTTTGGGTCCATTTAAGAAAGCTTCCAAAGCTATTAAGTTCTTGAGTCTTGCCTTCAAAAACAAGTCCTGTTCTTTTGACAAATTGTGTGTAGCCAGTTCACCATCCACTGCCATTCTGAGAGTAACAAAGAACTCCCTTAAGCCATCGATAGTAATCTCTTTACTCCCCGCAGCCCTTGCCCAGCGCATTGCAGTCTCACGCTCTGATTCAGTAAGATCTTCAAAACTAAAACCTGCTATTTCTTTTACTTTACTTAAAACGTTATCCATATTATGCAGTCATTGTTGGTGGCGGTTGTATTGTTGGTGCGCCGGGATTGGCCATCTGTCCCTGAATTGGTTGATTAAACATAGGCACTTGATTCTTTTCTGCCTCCATCACATCCTTAATTTCGTTTGCATTAAGCTCTGCAAACTCAAGAGATTTTTGTTTTACTATCTCGTTCAGAGGCTGGTTATTAGGCATCAAGCTTTTTGCATAGGTAAGCTTTTGGAGAGAGTCCGCCTTTTGGGTTGCACTTGCAGACAAGTCTATAACCTCCACCCCATACCCAGCTTTGTCTTCCCAGTCTTTTGATCCTATGGTTTGAGAGTAAATATGTGAAGTGGACTTACCTTCCCGACTGATATCTGTTGGTTCAAGCATATCTCCCGCCGCTTCAAGAAGCTTGATATATTTGTGGCCAAACTCAAGCCATGAATCGGTATATAAAATAGCAATACTTTTTACACGCTCTTTTGCATTTGCAAGAGCCAGTTGGATCTCACCAAGTGTAACCTTTGTCTCTTGAATTGAGCCCTGCTGAGTAGAAGTGGCTGCCACCGCTTTCTCGGCCATGTTTAAGATAAACTGTACTTCATCCAAAGACTCAGACAAGTCCTGTACTTGTACTTGCTTGATCTCCGCGTTGGGATTACCCGGATACGGATACCAACCCCAAGCCACAGGATCAAATGTTTGTGGTACAAAAGACGCTCCATCAGGAAGGATAGAATTGTAATAGTTCATATTGAAGTTTTTGAGTGTCCTGTTCTCCACAAGCTGACTAATCCAGCTATTAAGTATTTTGTTCGGAGTTCTTAATGTATCAGCTATTGCATCAGACCAGAAGTCCGTTCGCTCCGGGTCATCCCCCCAGGAAGTAAACGGATAATGCTCCATCCAATAATCATCAACTGTTTTACCTATTAACTCATGAAGAGGCTTCTTGGCTAATATTTCTCTTCCCCCTGCCGTCACATAAAACCAGATAACATCTCTATTTAATTTCTTGTCAAATATCTTCAAGAAATGATGATTAAGCTCAACCATAGTTTCCCCAAGTGTAGGAGTCTGAACGTCTATCTGGCCAAGTAGCTCCAATCTCTTATTCTTTTCTTCCAGTGTTCGTGTATTCTCAGCATTTTCAATGAGCCCGGCTCGAGTTGCGTAATAGTCTTTCAGCCTCTCAATGGCAACTTTGTCATACATCGGGTTAAGAGAAAGAGAAGAAAGAGGCTTAAAAATATGTTCATGACAGATATATCTTGCTGTGTCCAGATTAGCAGGGTCGATATACCTCTCAACAAGCATATCTTGAGGGTCAGTAATACCGAAATAAAACTTCCTCTCTACAATATTGAGATTTTTGAAAGATCTTCCAAAGAGAAACACCTGTTTTTTATCTATGTTATCTTTGATGATTAATTTATTTCTAAGCCCGCACACTTTCCAATGCTCATTGTAATAAACCTCTTTTTGGGTATCATTATTTCTATTTTTGAAGTAAAGCATAGGTGGATCATCTACATCTTTTAGAAGCGTTTTAATAGAAGACTTCATTAAAGGGACATTTACCGATTGTCTTTGTTCCAGCCTGTTAACCAATACTTTGTCCCGGTAAAGCGTATAATTCTCAGTCCAATCGGAGTGACGTCTCTCTCTGAAGTTATATGCTCCTTCCTTGTTTAATGCCAAAACCTCAAGTATTTTATTGTTGTCGTCCATGTCGTCAAGCTATTCTTGATATCCCGGGATAGTAGGGTTTCACTCCACCCTGTAGAATTATTGCCGGGTCTACATTATGATACTTTTTAATTTTAGGTTTTGCAAATGTTAAAGCACAGGCATCTGCCACATCTGGCGACTCTACACCACGCTTTCGCATATCTTCTTTCGGTTCCATTTTTATTTTACCACTGCCGTCTTTCTTGTAACGTACTTGAGTAAGTTGAATCCAGTCTTTGTCAGGCATGAGTTTACCAGCAGATTTGATCCAAGTCATCAAACCGTCTTGCCCGGCATATACCTCAGCTCTGGTATTAGCGTATTCAGATACCATTTTTTGGGTATTTACATCTAGTGCTTTTTCAGCAGACTCTCCGAAGTTGATTGCATTAATGATTGCCCCCTTGCTCTTCAAGTAATCGGTTACTCCCCCACCCACCCCGCCATCGTCTATAAATACATCACTTGCAGCAATTGCATTGTCCCGCATATAATTTAGTGTTTTGTCACCAGTTGCAATGAGATCAGGCTCCAAGTCTTTGTCCAGCTTCTCCGCGGTCGTATCGGTGCGTAACACCCAGCAATTATAATTTCTGCCCCCTCTGGCCACATCCAGCCCTAACCTTCTGGTGCCAGTCGGTAAGTTTTCCCGTTTTTCTGCAATTTCAATATCCGTGTCAGTGAAAAGGTACATCCAGCCAGATTCATCAACCTCAGAAGCTTCAGGAAATTTGCACTCATAGAGGACTTTAAAGAATGAATATGGTCTATTTTCTTCAATTACTTGCCTACTAATACGTATACCTTCCTCTAAGCTTTTGTAACAGTCCCAGACTATCTGCTTATAAGCAGGATCTTTGAAGCTCTGAAGGAAATGATTACGATTAAAAGGATTACCGATTTTACAAAGGAAGTTCTCATTGGGGTTATCACCAAGCATTCGAAGAACAAAAGAGTGATCGTTGTCGTCAATAAGTCCAGATTCGTCTTCTACTACGTTCGGAGCCCCAAACCCCATAGCATCCTTAGCGCTCCCGATAAATACCTCGCTATACTGATTACTTCCAATCTTAAAGGTCACATGGGCTTTGTTTCTATAACGCCTAAGCTCCTCCAGACTTTCTCCCTTGTCCGGCATATATCTGCTTTTAATAAATTCATTGTCAAATATATGACCATTGACTATAGACATAACTATGTGAGCTTTTTCTTTAGTTGCCGCAACAATTGCCCACTTCTCTGGAAATGTCGCTGCACGGGTCAAAACACCCAGACCTACAGACATACTCTTGCCATAGCGTGTATGGCCCATTATATGAAGCCTGGAATGGTCCTTCTTGGCAACCGAGCGGAATATCTCGTCTTGGCCATTGGTTAGAAGAATCGGATTGCCTGCATCATCTTTGTAAAACTTGTAAACAAGCTCTTGTGTATCACTTAGATTCATGTTTGTTAAGAATTGCTTTTACTGAATCAGACAACTCCTGTAATTGTGGCATGTCAAGAGTTCCTTCAAATGATTGTTTAGGCTTACCTACTACAAAACTTGTAAGTTCGTTAAGCATCCCGACATTTGGAGGCTTAGTGAAGACATACACCTTTTTATCTTTACCCTTAGTCATATACTTTGCCTTGCCTTTGGCAACGGAGATCATTATATTGATGATTGGTCTCCACTCTTTAAGTATTTCTTCTATGAGGATATTGCGAGCTTGAGCTTCAAGAATTGTCTTCTTGAGTAGTTTACCCTTCGGTCTTCCAGCTCCAGCCCTCGCTCCTCCACGTTTTTTAACAGTGTCTGGCATAAGGGGTTAGGACTTATGATTTGATTTCAACCATATCAATGATACCACACCAATAAAAAAGGGGAAGCCTGCCTTCGCGGAGAAGCTGCCCCTTATTATGTCATTTTTGCCACTTGACTGTGGTTCCATGCCCACATATTATGTAGGTGTCAAATAATGGAAATTCATTTTACCAGCTCCAAGCAAGTTAATGCAACCCCCATCTTCTTGTCTTTTACAAATCTAGTAATAAGTAAAAGAGAATCTAAATTTCGGCGTTTTGAATAAGTTATAGAGCTTGGCGGAAAGTCACCGACCAAGGGGCATAGAGGAAAGGACGACCCTTGACCGTACTGAGTCCCTGAAGTAAAGGCTTCAGGAGGTAGAATTAGCTTGTGGAGGGTGAAGCAGTACCTATCCCTGTGAAACAAGAGTGTTCGCCCGCTTATCTAAATGCAGTTAATCGTTTATATTTTTAAACGTATGGGGATTATATCTTTATAAGACATGAGTAAACTTACTTATCGAGCTAGCCTTGCCGGATTTCACAATCCCTACAAACATAAAGGTTTAACACCCGAAGAGTTCCTAACCGAATATGTTACTAAAGTTTTAGTTAGAAAGAAGTCTAACCGCTTCCAAAGAACGAAACTTAAGAACTGGATTGAAATGAATTGGAAGAGTCAAATTAAGTTTGTGTCCCGTTTATTTCCAAATACTTTAAGACTATAATTTACAAAGGATCAGTTTTAATATAAACGGCGAAATTAAAAAAAAATGGAATACCTAGGCAGAAGAGAAAAAATACTAGATTTTATAGTTGATATACTTGAAGTCCCGTTTTATTTAATTGTCGGTGTTGGTAGTAGTGTATTGTTTCTTTTCTTTGTGTTTGTTGCCACGGCTTCACTTCTCCAGATTTTTTTTGATATAAAGTTCTTCTAAAAACCTTTTTCTATTTTACATATCATACTGCTACTTGACAAGTATACTACACTGTTATATAACTAGATATATCCAACTAACTCTGCGAGGTTAATTGACCTAACTTGGCAGAGGTTAAAGGAAATTAAAAACATGACAAAACTGGACTTCGTTTTCGAAGACAAAAACTCACACGCAGTTTACTTGCGTATACCGGAAGAACTTTACAAACAACTTAATTTCATTGCCAAGTCCGAAGGAACTACATTTTCAGATGTCTTTAGGGCAACATCGCGTATAGGTATAAAAGCATATTTCAAACAGAAGAATGTTTCACTCGAGGGAGGTGAAATTTAATATGGGAGGAAGAGATAAATTTAAAGAAGTAGCGCAAAAAATTAAAGACGAAGTACAGGGCGAGAAACTTGAGACTGAAATAGAAAAACAGGAAGCCATAGCATCACTTGCCAAGGTACAAGCAGATACAGAGCTCGCTCAGCTTTATCAGGACAACGCCAAGCTGGGTGCAGATAATCTAGCGGGTGAATTACCGCTTTTGAAGGTACATGCTACAGGAAGGAGCTCAAAGAACGAGTTAAGCGATGGCACGGAGCCAAATAACGGCTGGTTCTATTACAAACCAACCAAAGAGCAATTTGAGACGCTTGAGTGTCATATTCTTACTATCAGTCGCGGTTACAGAGCACCGGGTATGGAAGAGAAAGGTATGGTATTTAATCAAATAGTTGGTGGCGTAATTATTGCTGAAGAAGAGTTTAAGCCATTTCTGTTATATATATCGGGAAGCAAATTACAAAACTTGTGGGACTTTGGCAAGGAAGCATCGGTTTATACAAGAGGAAAACCGCTAGCTATTCCCATGTTTGCCTTGAGAGTCAAACTCTCAACGGAAGAGTTTTCGCATGAATATGGCAAGAGTTGGAAAATCCGCTTTGATACAATGAAAGATGAATTGGGTTTTCCAGTAGTTGTTACAGACAAAATAATGTTCGGTTATTTAAAAGATCATGTGGAACAGGTGGAAGGTACAATAGAAAATATCATTACAAATAGTAAGGGCAATGAGTCTAAGATTAAAGAGGAGCTACCAGAGGAGCCGGACGGCATACCCTTTTAGTCTCTTCACTGGCTGTAGTGGACATCTGCAGCCAGATGAGGAGAGTAAAAAGAAAGACACATTCAATGAAAAACGGCAAAACAAAAGGAAAATTATCGGAAATTACAGTCAAGAGCACAAGACCAATCAAGCTCAAGGACAAATTTGGCAGAGATTTTTTCAAGTTTAAACTTATACAATTCGGATTTATACCTGAGGAGATGATTATCGAAAAGATACATGGAGAAAATAATACCATTGTCATCTCAGCAGTCCTTACACCAGAAGAGCTCAAAGCCGAAAAGAAGCGTCAGGAGGCAAAAGAGAAAGTCAAAGGATTAGCCAAGCCAGTAAAAACAAAATGAAACCAACAAAAAAACAAACTATATTAGCTGTAGCAATATTACTGGGTTTTACTTTATTGGGTATCCTCTGGGCAAACTTTAAATGTTCTCGAAAATGGTCCTCATTTGAGACTATTTTTATAATTCCTGGTGGCTGTCAAATAAGACTAAATGATAAGTGGATTCCATCTCGGAGCTATTATTTTATGGAATGGTGAAAACAAACTTACTTAAAACCATACCCACTACCAGACTTAAAGCCATACTCAAAGTAAAGAGACAGGAGTGTGTGGATATTGTGAGAGAATTGCGAGACAGAACATGGAGGAAGTGGAAAAAAGAGAAATGACAAACAAGCAATTGTATAACAAAATAAGGTTAATAGGGGACTAAGGCTTGACAAAAACGGTACAGACAAAGGGCTTCCTGTACCAAAGAGGGAATATGAAAAATAAAGAGCTTAGAGAAAATATAGAAGCGTGGGTAATGTTACTGCTTCCTATAAACGACAAAAAGTTATGGTTTAGGTTCCCTGAACCCAAGAAAAGCAAGAATGCTGTGGTGAAAGGTTTAGTAGATTTGTTTGAAAAAGAACTATCAAAAGCACGGGCTGAAGTGTTGGAGAAAATAAGTGTTATAGCTATAGTCTCTGAACTTGAGAGGCGTGGGTACACAGACATAGTCTTAAAGCAAACAAACAAATGAAAAAAAATAAAGAGGTTGAAGAAGAAGATAAAAAGGTGAGGTGTTGGTGGATATTTAACCATAAATGGGATATGTGGCAAGAATACAATCGTGGAGTTTGGACTATTTGGTACAAAAGAAGTTGTAGAAAATGTGGAAAAATACAAGTTAAAGAGACTAATCCTAAATAAATTAAATGACTTTTACCAAAGATGAAAAATAAAGGTGGCAAATCAGCTAAGTTTAAAAAGAAAAGGGGTTTTTGTATTAAGTGTGAAGAGGAGATGTTTCAACTAATTGATTTTAAAATCCCTACCTACTCTTGCCTTAACTCTATTTGTGAAAGAGATGGATTAATGACCCGTCTTACTCTTGTTAAAGATGAAAACTAAAAACATACCAACAGATAAATGGAAACATAAAAGAGAAGTCATGCTTGAAACCTATGTACCCACGATTGAAGGAAGACGTGANCTGAGAGGTTTTATAGAATCGTCACTTGACCAAAAAGAGCAAAGATACAAAAAAGAACTATCAAAAGCACNGGCTGAGGCACTTGTAGAAGCTGCGAAATAATGCCAGCAATCGTGAATTAAGGTTGGTCGGGGGGTGTGAAATTCATCCCCCGCTCATCTTTAGCGCACGAAGGCAGAAAGACGGGTGATTAAGATGAAGAAATTTTTAATAGTAAGTTTTTTGAGTCTTTCAGTTTTATTTATTAGTCTCTTTGTGGTTGCCAGAAAGCAAGCTGTCAATGCAACTAATTCCTGGAGTAAATGTACTCCTATTGAGGGCCAGTGCGGAACAAACTATGGTACGCAGGAGAAGTCTACAGACCCGATTGTTTCTTGTCCCCTTTTCTATCATTACCAGAATAACGGCAACTGGAATCAGAGGTGTCACAGAAACTTTAATTGGATTCACCCGGAACACAAAGCACCCAATGGGGTGAGTTGCCCGGAGGGATACACGGAGTCGGGTGAGAATGAAAACACTACATGTACCAAGGTACGGGAGTGTCGAACTGAGGAAGTTCAATATGATGCTTGTACACCTGCAGGCCAGTGTTCAGAGGAGTGTGGTATAACCGAGCCGTACGAAGTCCCCGATGGTCAGGGGGGTTTCATCCAATGTGAGGTAACTGAAGCCTGTCCTGTATTTTGTGAAGATGAAGAGGCTCTAAATTACAAAGAGGAAGGAGCTTGTACATATCCTCCGGGAGACCCAGTACCAGCCCAGACGTTTACTCATCCAAGTACCACAACAGCTTTTCAGTGCTCGAATAGCGATATAGATGCTGCACCGCAGAATTATCACATTGCTAGAAGGCCAACAGAAATTGATGTCAGATGGTGGTGGCCGGCATTGGGAGACTCAGCCAATATATACCTGAGAGAGGTTGGTGGAGCATGGGAGAGTTCTCACAATGATGTGGCCCGTACTCAGGATTTCCAAGAAGTGACGCTTTATCTTCTTGACCCGCTCAAAAGTTATGAAGTAGGTCTTGAGATTAAAAATGGTTGTGGAGGTGGAACCATAGCGGTCATTACTGACCCTGTAGTGCAAACCGAGACCATTTTTGCGAATCCGTTTTGGGAAGTGATATAATCTGAGAGCGATGAGTAATGATGAGTAATATCGCAGCTATTAAGCGGGCTTGTGTCTTTTAAACTCAGGGCATGAGCCCGCTTTTTTGTGATGTATAATTATTCATGCGTAAGGAAATAATGGGTGCAGCCATTGGAATATCAACTGCTCTTTTTATTGCCACTAACGAGATAGAAAAGCACTCTGGTCTTGACTGTGAAGGCCCTACTACGTTTGAACCGGATGTATCAATTCCCCACATTGGCCGTGTCCTTCTCTGGCCACAGAGAGCCATCATTACACGCCCGAAAAACACAGACAAATTAACTATACGTTATGAAGGTAAACCATGGTTTGATAATAATATCTGGGATGGGCATGAGTTGGCTCTTTGCCCTTTGTTTACTGAGGAAGGCGAGAAGAATGGTTATATCATTCAAGGAAGGAACGGCCCACCAATTATTGCAGAAGACCTTGAATCGCCAACATTTATCTGGGCTAATAATCCTTCACGAGCAACTTATTACGTATTTGGTGATGGCTACTACGAAGTAAACAGTGTTAATCTTGACAATGGAGAAACGACCAATCACATCAGAATACCTTTTAATTATTGAAAGGTCTTGCTATCCGCTTCATTGATTATAGCATCAATTATATCTATAAATCCTTCCTTTGAAATAAAAGATTGTCCGCTTTCAATATCTCCAACCATTCTTTCAAAATCTGTAAGTATTTGTTGTTCCTGATGAGGAGTTATACCAAAATAATAACAAAGTTGACTAGTGGCCTCAAACACCCAATCGTTCCAATCATTATCATCTACTGACTGTTTTTCTGCCGTCATTCCAATTCATGTTTAGTTATAAAGGCTGTCATAAAATCTCCCGCAACTTCTATATCTTTAAATACCTGTATTTGTTTTTTGTCTGGCCAGAGCATTAATGCTATCCCTGGGTTCCCGTGTGACATGCTAATGCCCTTCTTGGCTGCCCATGCGTCTCTCTCCTTGTAAGTACCCGATACCACTGCCACAAGCTCTCTACCGCCTTTAGTGTATTGCTCGTAACTACTTTCGTGAGTATGCCCCACCCAAGCTATGTCAACATTACCAGCACCCTCATACTCCATCAGTCTCTTTGGAGCATTGGTTATATTTATTTTACTCTTCCCCCAATAAGTGTGATTAAGTACCATACGATAACAGACATCACCCAATTCAATGTTGAGTATTCCCCCTTTGGTAAATACCGGTGCGTTAAAGTCGGAAAGAAATGACTCATAGAAGTCCTGTCCCGCTACCTGTCCGAAATCGTCATGATTCCCGTGTCCCATAACTGCAATTTTGTCTTTTTTGTCCAGCTCCATTAGGCGGTGGAGAAACACCCTTGCCTGCATCTGTGGCGGAAGGGGATTTTCTAACATACCTGTGGGATGTACTACGGGGTTAAAGTTGTCTATATGATCGCCATTGGTGGCCAAATAAACATTGGGTGTATCCTCAACTACTTTCAAGTGTTTATCTATTAAATCATAATTGGTTCCAAGACTTCCATAATGAAAATCAGAGCCCAAAAGGAGGGCTATTGGCAAGTCGGGGTATTCTGGTTGTGGTCGCCATGTAGCTTCTGTTTGGCCTACCTCGAAGTCTTTTTGAATGGTTTGTGC